CCTCACATAGCGCTTTGAACTTCCTTTTACAGAGCGCTGGTGCCATCATTAGCAAGCTTTGGTACAACACCTGCTACGACGAACTTACGGCAGCAGGGTTTACCTACGGCGTTGATTGGTCCTTCCTAGCTCACGTTCACGATGAAGTGCAATTCGCAGTCGCAGCAGAACGCGCAGAAGAGCTTGGACTTATTGCAGTCGGGTCTTCTCGCTTGGCAGGAGATGCACTTGGACTCCGTATTGCAATCAATTCAGAATACAAAGTCGGAGACAACTGGGCCGAGTGTCACTAAGACCTGCAAGGTCTGTAAAGAGACAAAAGATATTAGTCAGTTCGGTCGTAACGGTACTTGGCATCGTCCTGACTGTTTACCTTGCAACGCCAAAATGCAAAGGGATTACTTAAAAATCCGAAAGAAACATAAAACTCCTCCACTTGGTACACCGTGCGAGTGTTGCGGTAAGACCAGTGAGAAGCTTCATTGGGATCATTGTCACGACAGCAGTGAGCACCGTGGTTGGCTGTGTAACAACTGCAACACGGGCATCGGCAAGCTAGGTGACAATATCGAAGGCGTCCTCAAAGCAGTGGACTACCTAGCCAAGGTCAATAAGCTGGGAACCCATCAAGGAGGTAACGATGACCTGGCTGCTGCTTGACGCAGATATGCTGCTGTTCCAAGCAGTCGTTCTCGCTGAGGTTGAGATCGAATGGTGTCCCGACATTATCTCGACTCATTTACCAATCAAAGAAGCCCAGTACATCTTCAATGAAATTCTTGAGGCCAAGTGCAACCAAGCACAATCAGACCGATTCACGCTTTGTTGGACTGCTGATAAGAACTTCCGTAAGGACGTTGAACCCACCTACAAAGCGAACCGTACTCGTTACGACCGTCGCAAACCAGTTGGGTACTTGGCGCTTCGACGTTGGGCTGAACAACAGTTTCCTTCAGAGTGCTGGCACAAACTGGAAGCAGATGATGTTCTAGGAATTCTTTGCACTCGTCATCCTGACAAAACCATCTTGTGGTCTGGAGATAAGGATCTCAAACAGATCCCTGGTCTCCACCTAGACAACGACGGAAACGTTTACCAAATCACTCAAAACCAAGCTGATGTCTATTTCTATCGTCAGGCTCTTACCGGTGATTCCACTGACGGCTATCCTGGTTGCCCTGGGGTGGGACCGAAGACAGCGGAACGTCTTATCCCAGAAGATGGGTTTACAGAAGCCTCCGCATGGCGAACTGTAGTAGCTCAGTACAAGAAGAAAGGTTTTGGCGCTGACTACGCCTTGACCCAAGCACGCCTCGCTCGCATCCTCCGTGAAACCGAGTTTACCTTCGATGAAATCCAACTATGGACCCCGACTTCGATCCCATCAGACCAGCTCACTACGCCTTCGACGAAGGAGTAATCGAATGTATTGATTACATCGAAAGCCACGCCTTTGATTTTGTTGAAGGCAACGTCATTAAATACGTCACTCGGTACCAACACAAAAACGGTACTGAAGATCTCAAAAAGGCTCGGTGGTATCTCGACCGACTGATCAAACGATCAGAAGAGTGGGATGCCAAATGGAGCAAACGCCCAAACATTTATCAGGAGGTTATTGACGATGCTGACTTCGAACTCCGAATTAGTTCGGACTTGGATGCAACGAGCGGACCAGTTAACCAATCCTGATGACGAGCAGCGTGAACAGCAGCTTGCGTATGTCGAAGAAGAGTTCTACGAACTTATGTACGCGTATCGCAATGAGTCTCGTTCACAAGTTATTAAGGAAGCCTGCGACCTACTATGGGTCACTTATGGTCTGCTTCTTACCTTGGGTGTGGATCCTGATTCTGCTTTCGATCGGCTCTACACCTCTAACTGGTCCAAGTTTCCTTTCACAAAAGTGGATGGAAAAGTCCAGAAAGGTCCCCATTACCAACCCGTCGACTTTTCAGACCTATGAACCCTTACGATGAAATCCTGTCCAAAATTCCTCAAGCAGCTTGGCAGTATGTCGAAGCTGAATATGAAGAGGATGACGACGGTAACGGCTCAATCCAATTCTTCTGGGATGAAGAAGAACATCCCGAGCTTGCCCCACTGTCTGAACTAGACGAAGACCAGTGGAGCGACTTTGTAATCAATTCCCTTCAACGAGTAATCGACGCATCTGAGACCAATGAAGCTGACCAAGGAGACACTGAACCCAGCGATCGCAATGACGGGGAGGGTGGAGAGCTGGCTGGAGAACCCGACTCGTAGGTATCCAGTCTCTTGTACTGTGTTTGTCGTGGAAGACACGATGGACGAAAACCCTGATGGTCTGGAAGGCTCTTGGCAGTTTGCTAGCAAGGCTCTCCGATACGGTGCAGGGGTGGCTATTCATCTTTCTAAGCTTCGCGCTAGAGGCACCACGAATAGCCATGGAATGGTTGCTTCAGGCCCTTGTGGGTTCATGGAGATCTACTCCAAGTTCAACGAGATTCTTCGTCGCGGGGGCACATACCGCAACGGTGCGATTGTTGCTCATCTTGACGCAGATTCTCCTGACATTTTGGAGTTTGTTAATTACGATCGCACTCGTATTCCTTGGATCAAACGTTGCGTTAACGTTGATCCTCAAATCACCGATGACCCGGACAAGCTGAACGCAATCATGAACGCTGCTCGTAAGGGCGACGTTTGGATTGTGAAGAAGCAGTACGACACCAATGGTGAGCGTATCTATTCCAACGTGTGCCAAGAGATTCTTCTGAAGTCTCGTGACACCTGTCTGCTGAGTCACATCAACCTGGGTATTACTGAGATCAAAGACATTCCTAAAGCCTTCAAAGACGGCATGGAGTTTCTTTGTGAGCTGTACACCCAAACTGGTGTTGATGAGTCTGGTATCTACAGCCGCAAAGATAACCAAGTTGGCCTTGGTGTTCTTGGTCTTGCCAACCTGCTTGCCATTGAAGGCGTGACGTATGCAGACTTTGTTGCTGCTCTGCGTCGCAAAAACCTTGGTGTGGGCTCTGCTGATACCAAAGCTGGTGAGATTGCTAGTGCCCTCTATGTGGGCTTTGCAGAGGCCTCTAAGGTGGCTGCTGACTACAAGATGTCACGAGCGTTCACAGTGGCTCCTACAGCCTCTTGTGCGTATCGCTATGTGGATCGTGAAGGGTACACCACAGCACCTGAAATCTCTCCTCCAATTAGCCGGGAGATAGATCGTGATAGTGCAACTCTTGGTGTGCAAAGTTACAAGTTCAATCCGAAATGTGAGACCGCCGAAGAGGTTGGTTGGGATACATTTTTTGAGTTGAACTGTGAGTGGCAGCGCCTAATGGACGGCACTGGAATGGCTCATGCAATTTCTATGAATTGGTGGTCTGATATGACAACTATGGACCGTCAATTTATGGCACGATGGTTGAACTCCCCCCTGAAGAGTTTGTATTACTCTCTTCAGGTAATGTCCGACACCCAAGATAAATCCAGCGCCTACGCAGCGATTAGCGACGTAGATGTTGAGAATTATCTTGCCAATTTGTTGGAGGGAGATTCCGCACCTGATTGCAATTGCGCCGAATGAACCCGTACCAGAAACTGCTCGCCCGCAAGCGCACTTGGACTCCCATTCAATCCACAGCTGGCAAACTCAAAGAGGGCTCGGAGGAGGTGATCTTCCGGGCTCTTGCCCTTCGGCACATGGAGCTGCCAGTTGGTGACTTTATTGATGAAGCACTGAAAAATGAAGTACCTAAGGCGTCAGTGGACCTCCTACGATCCAACATCAAAGACGAGGAGAAGCACGACCTTGCGCTCGGTTACATCACCAACGCTTTGGGCGTGGATGAGAAGGCTGAATCCGAGGCCCTCAGGCTTAGGGATGCATGGATTCAACATCCAGATCACACGGTCCTCAAAGCAATGGTGGCCGAGCGTGCGATTTTCTTCGTCCTACTTCCCTTTTTCCGTTTCAACGGTGACGCTGGATTGAGGACGGTATCTGCGGACATCTCTCGTGATGAACAAGTTCACGTTGCTGCCAATAGCCTTGTTTGTCGTGAGCTGGGGCTTAGTGTCTCTCCTTCTCTTGATAAATTGCGTAAGGCAACTATTAATTGGGTAATGCAACCCCTTGGTAGTTCCGACAACAAGTATCTGGACAAGCAGTTTTGGCTGGATCAAAGCGACAGCCTGATGTATGCAGGTAAAGCCGAAGGTCTGATCGAGACTCAACGAGGAAGAATGCCTGCGTTCTTTGAGACGAGTAACTCTGATCTCCCCAGCTACGCTTGATATAGCTAAAGAGTTACCATGCGGCACGACTCCAAATTTGTTGACCCTGAGTTTTATGTAGATCCCTTGGCATCAGAGTTTTCTGGTGTTGAGTGCTGCATTACTTGGGGTCAATTTTGGGGCGCTGTTACCGGTCAAGGTGATCCTGAAGAGCGTCGTCGTGCAGAACAAGCTCAACGTGAAGCAGAGCAAGCAGCAGCAGAAGCTCGTCGTTTGTATGAAGAAGAATCACGAAGGGCTCAAGAAGCTGTAGCTCAACAGCAAGCAGCGATGCAGGCTCAGCTTGCAGAAGAAACTCGCATTAAAGCTGAACAACAACGAGTTCTTGAACTAACTCAACGCCAAGCTGGTATTGCTAAAAAGCAAGCTGTTACAGCCGTAGGCCAGCAACGAGTTGAATCACAACAAGAACTTGCTCGTAGTCAAGAACAGATTCAACAACTGAACGTTCGACAAACCAAGGAAGCCGGTCAAACCGTTGGTCAACCTGGTATCTCAAGAACTAAAGTTGGTACCCGACTGTCGCTTGGTGGCTACACAGGCACAACACCTGGTCGGATTAACCCAACTGGTTTAAACATATGATTCCGTTTATTGATCCTGAAATTATTAGGTATCTGGACGAACTTTATCCAGATAAATGTCCTGACCTTAGTATGGAAGAGAAACTTATCTGGTTTTCTGCTGGTCAAGTATCAGTTGTACGGCACTTGAAAGATCAGTTTAATCTTCAAGAAGAAACTAAGTACAGTTAGATGGCTATTCCTCTTCTCCTTGGTCTTGGTTTTGGTGCCTTAGCTGGTACTCAAGCTTATTCTGGGTACCAAGCTGCTCAATCTGCCCGCCAACAAGCTGATGCAGCTAGGGCTCAAGCAGCGGCCACTCGGGAAGCAGCGTTGCGTCAGGTGCAACAGATGCAAGCTGAAGCTCAGCAGCGTTCTCAAGAATTCCAAACTCAAATTGAACAAAGCCGAGCTGCTACTACTCAAGCTGCAAAGTCTGCAGAATTAGCGCAGCAATCAGCTATGCGGCAGATCGCTCAGCAAAAGAGTTCATCTGCTTTAGCCATTCAGCAAAGCCAGCTTCAAGCCGCTGTGCAACGTCAACAGCAAGCAGCTAATGTGACCCAACAAACCCGTCGTCGTGTTGGCACACCTGCTGCACTGCGTACTAGTTTGGAAATACAATCGCCTCTTGCTGCTGGTGCTGGCATGGGGGTTGGTTCAGAAACTCAAGCTGGTGGTTTGAATGTCTAACGCTGCGGCTCGTTATTCGGCTCTTGAGCCGGAAAAGACTATTTATCTAGATCGAGCTATTGAGTGCAGCAAGTACACTCTGCCGACTCTGATCACGGATAACGACCGTAGTACTGGCAAAAACCTTTACACCAAAATCCAAACCACCTACCAAGGTCTTGGTGCTCGTGGTGTAAACAACCTGGCTAGCAAACTGCTGATTGCTTTGCTGCCTCCTAACCAAGCTTTCTTCCGTCTTTCTGTAGACGACATGAAGCTCAAGAAGGAGCTGGATAATTACAAAGAGTTGCAGTCACAGTTTGACCAACAACTGGCTCTCATGGAACGTTCCGTCATGCGGGACATTGAAGAGTCTGGTGATCGCACGGCGTTGTTTGAGGCTCTCAAGCACCTGATCATTGGTGGTAATGCCCTGTTGTATGTCGCTGAAAGTGGCACCAGGGTTTATCCACTGAAGTCTTTTGTACTGAACCGTGACCCTGAAGGGAACATCCTTGAGGTTGTGGTGCGTGAAGAAGTTAATCCTGATGTGCTGCCTGGCAAGGTTGCTCCTAAAGATGCAGAGGGCAAGTTTGTAGACAAGACTGTTTTCCTGTTTACCCACGTCAAGTGGGATTACAAAGCTGACCGCTGTAACTGGTATCAAGAGGCTTACGGCAAACAGATTGGTAAGCCTGGTTCTGTTCCTATTGATAAGAGCCCTTGGATCCCCCTGCGGATGTTCCGTGTAGCTCACGAAGCTTATGGCCGTGGCTATTGCGAAGAGTTGCTGGGAGACCTGAAGAGCCTTGAGTACCTCTCTAAAGCCATTGTGGAGGGCTCTGCAGCAGCAGCCAAGATCATCTTCCTGTGCAACCCTAACGGTACGACTCGCCCTGACGTTCTTGCTCGGGCTGCCAATGGATCAATTGTGGCTGGCAACCCAAACGATGTGGCTCCTCTTCAAATGCAGAAGCAAGCAGACCTCACGGTTGCTTTGAACACCATTGCACGGATTGAACAACGACTGAGCTTTGCGTTCCTGCTTAACAGCGCTATTCAAGCTGGTACCTCTGGCCGGGATCGAGTGACAGCCGAAGAGATCAGAATGGTTGCACAGGAGCTGGAAGCCGGACTTGGTGGCATTTACAGCATTCTGAGTGTTGAGCTGCAGCTTCCCCTTGTGAACCGCAAAATGGCCCTTATGGAGCGTCAAGGGCGTCTTCCGAAGCTTCCTAAGGACATTGTGAAACCTCAGATCACCACTGGTCTTGATGCCCTGGGACGTGGCAACGATAAGGCCAAGCTGATTGAGTTCCTCCAAACCATTGCTGGAACCCTTGGTCCCGAAACGATGGTCAAGTATGTCAATAGCCGTGAGTTGATTACTCGCCTTGCAGCCTCTGATGGCTTGGATACTTACAAACTGATTAAGAGCGACGAAGACCTCATGGCTGAAGAACAGCAAGCAGCTATGATGATGCAGCAACAAATGGCCCAGCAAGATCCTAATAACGATCCTGCTAAACAGGCCGCTCTCGTTAAAGCTGAAAATGACTCAATCCGGGCAAGTCAAGAAATCGGTGGAGCCCCTGGAGGCTTCTGAGGTTAAAGAGCTTCCTAAAAAGCCTGAGCCTAAATCCAAGATGGATATGCTCATCGAGCGTCTTAAGGAAGAAAAGCCTGATGCTTATGAGCAATATGTCACTGCTGCCAAGAAGAAGCGGCCAGTTTGGATCTATCCTGATCTGACCATTCGCATTGGTTGATCATGGAAGTTATTGCAGATAACTTTTTGGGACAGCAAACTGGCCCTTACAACGAGCAAGACATTGAAGCTCTTGAAGCTGCTGAAAAGCAGGAACAACAAGAGGAGTTGATTGCTGGTAAGTTTCGTTCACCTGATGAGCTGCTTAAGGCTTATCAAGAGCTTGAAAAGAAACTGGGTAGCCGGAGTGGTTACGACAAAGCTGAGGAATCTTCTACTGAGGAAGCGGAGCAGCAGGAAGCTGTTGTTCTGTCTCAGGATGAAGAAGCCACCATTATGGAAAGCATTGGTGGTCAAGAGAACTTTGAAGCTGTTCAAGGATGGGCTCGGGAAAACCTCGATGCTGCTGAACTTGAGGCTTACAACCGTGAAGTAAACAGCGGTGACTACTACCGTGCTCGTAACGCTTTGCAATCTTTGTACTACGCTTTCCAAGAAAACTCTGGCTATGAACCTGAACTGATCGGTGGCAAACTGTCTGGTAACAGCAGTGATGTGTTCCGTTCCAGCCAGGAAGTTATGGCTGCTATGAGTGACCCTCGGTATTTGCAAGATCCTGCTTATACCCAAGACGTTCAAGACAAACTGATCCGTAGCGACGTTCTCGGTCCTAGGGGTTAGTATTTCATTAGCGAACGTAAACATTGTTGCCGCCGAGGCGATAACAACAGTTGAGTTACGAGCGCGTTAAACACTCCTACCTTCTAACTAACGATGCCTGACTTTGCATCTCTTAGCCGGTTGGGTGGACTTAATGGCGTTCAATATAACGCTGGTTCCGCCTCCGGTAACTACGAAAAGGAAAACGCCAATTTCCTTAAAATCTTCTCTGGGGAAGTTCTGACCACCTTCAACCGTGAAACGATCTTCAAAGATCTCACGATGAAGCGCACGATCTCTTCGGGCAAGAGCGCTAGCTTCCCGATCACTGGTCGTTTCTCCAGCCGCTACCACCGTCCTGGTGACTTCATCACCGGTCAGGGTAACAAAGGCATGATTGGCGAAAAGATCATCACCATTGATGACCTGCTGATCGCTGATGCTTCGATCTATGACCTCGATGAGGCCAAACTGCACTGGGACGTTCGTTCGATCTACTCGACCGAGCTTGGCCGCGCTCTGGCTCGTGCTTATGACCAGCGTCTGGTTCGTACCCTGCTGTCTGCTTCTGAGTCTGACGGTCGTGTGAAGGATTGGGATTCCAAGCGATTCCAACTGAACGGTGGTACTTATTCCTCCGTGAGCACCAACACCATTACTCTGAGCGCTAACTTCCAAACCGCTGAGCTGACCTATTGGGCAGTGGGTGAGGTTGTGTATGGCGAGACCTCTGGTGCTTATGGTGTGATCACCACTGCTCCTACCAACGGCGCTGCTACTTTCGTTATCAACCCGATTGGTTCGATTGGTACTGGCTCTAACGCTGGTTTCACTGTGGGTGAGCGTCTGTTCGTTCTGAACTCGATGCCTGGTGGTACGTCCTTCAGCAGCATCAACCTTGACGGCGCTGCTGACCGTAACGCCCGTGGCGATCTGATTGTGGAGAACCTGTTCAAGGCTTGCCAAGCTCTGGACGAGAAGGATGCTCCTAAGGAAGGCCGTGTGTGCGTCCTGAGCCCTGGTGCTTACTACGACGTGCTGAACAGCGACCGTGCCATCAACACCGACTTCAACGCTGGTGGTGGTGCTAACGGTGCTATCTACCAGAACCGTGTTGCTTCTGTGGCTGGCTTCCGCCTGCTGACCAGCAACCACCTGGGTATCAACAGCTATACCGCTAACCAGACCTACGCTGGTCTGAGCAACCAGTCTGCTGTGACCCGTGGTGAGCGTCCTAACTACATCAACGGTAAGGACGGTTCTGACGGTGCTGCTGCTTCCGGTACTTATGATTACTACCAGGATGAGCAAGGCAACACCTCCTCCATCGCTAACTGCTTCGGCCTTTGCTTCACCAAGGAAGCTGTGGGTACTGTGGCTCTGAAGGATGTGTCGATGCAGATGACCGGTTCTGAGTACAAAGCTATGACTCAGAGCACCATGATGGTCGCTAGCTATGCCGTGGGTCACGGTATCCTGCGTCCTGAGTGCTGCGTCAGCCTGCTGTCTGATGGCAACCCGTATTGATTAACTAGCTTCTAGTTAATTACCAATACAATGAGGGGAGGCAAATGCTTCCCCTTTTTTGTTGCAATAAATGGCGACTAGTAAACTCAGTGCAGTTAACACCCTGCTCGCCATTATTGGTGAAGCACCTATTAACTCTCTCAACCCACCAATAACTGGTGACGCTAGTCTTGCAGAGCGCACCTTGGATGAGGTTAGCCGTGAGGTTCAAGGCGCTGGGTGGTCTTGGAACACAATGCTGTATGACTCCATTCCTCTGGACGCTTCTACAGGCCAATCCCAGCTTCCTAGCAACACCTTGGCTGTACGGTTTAATCCGCTGTCGTATCCCTCTCAAAGGTTTGTTCTTCGCGGTCTTCGGCTTTTTGATCGCGTTAAAAACACATATGACTTAAGGGGTAGTCTCGGTGTTGCTGTAACTGGTAATACCAGTGATTTGGTTGCTGAGATTGTGGAAGAACTGGAGTGGGACAGCATTCCTGAGACTGCTCGGAGGTACATTATGATCCGTGCTGGTCGGATGTTTTCTAACCGCGCTGTAACCTCTGCCAGTATTGAGAGCTATACGGCTGATGATGAGAAGAACGCTTTGCAAATTCTGAAGCGTACTGAAGACATGGCCCAGAACTACAACTTCATCAGTGGTCCTGATGATATGTATGGTGGCCGTGTGATTACTACTTTTGGTCCCGACATTCTTGATCGCTGATGTCACGAGAACTTTTTAGCCAAATTATTGGTCCCCTTAATAAGGGCGTAAACCAACAAGCCGATAGCTTTGTGCTTCCTGGTTTTGCCAAAGTTCTTGAAAACGCTAACTGCGATCTTGTTGAAGGTCTTAAAAAGCGTCTTGGTTCTGTGCCTGTAAAGCGTATTGATACGCTGACTAAGAACGCTGGAGGATTGACCCTAACCAACCCCATCAAGTGGAATGAGGCCTGGGTCTTCGTCTACAACCGTAGTAGTGACGAGCGATTTATTCTCATTGTTGCTGACGACAGCCGTACCGTATCTCGTACTGGGAATATTACTAGTGGTTCTGCTGTGGTAACTTCTGTCAGTTCTATGACAGATTTGTTTGTCGGAGCTGGTGTAACAGGTAGTGGTGTACCTAGCGGAACCAAAATTGTTGATATTGATACTGCTGGCTCTCGCATCACTCTCAGCAAAAATGCAACTGCTACAACGACTGGAGTAACGCTGACTATTGAGTCAAGCTACACATTTGTTACTGGCATTTCCAATGTTGAGCCTATCGTTGGCATCCTTCCCTCTGTTGTGCCAGTTGAGCAAATTTTTGCCAACATTACCTCCACCAATCTTGGTTACCTTCGTGGATCTGGTAGGGCTCGTGATCGGTTTAGGGCTACGTCGTTTCAAGATTACGTCTTTGTAACTAACGTCCAAAAAGAGACCGCTTACGACGCAACAGAGACGCTAACTAGATACAACGTTAGCAGCATCAGCTCTGTTTATCGTCCCACCAAAGCTCAGGTATGGGTCAAGCTGGTTGACTATGACACTGAGTATGCAATCACTATTACGTTAGATAACGACGATGTTATCAGGGGTCATTACATTAGCCCATCTCTTACTGACAGCGCTGGTGATCCAAACGTTGTTAGTACTGAAACAATTGCTCAAAAATTAGTAAGTGCAACTCAAACCATTACTGGTTCACTTTCTATTGGCAGCAGCACCGTTAGCAGCGTTACGGCTACAGACATTGATTCAATTGCCGTTGGTGAAACTGTAAGTGGTACTGGTATTCCTGCAAATACTTTTATTGGATCTATAGGTACTACAAGCTTTACCCTTGTTAACGAGGCTGGTACAGCCGTAAACGCTACTGCTAACGGTTCTACAACTTTGACGATTGGCGATGGTCTTGATCAAGGTGACATTCACAACGAACTGACTTTTACCGTCAAAGATTCTCAAATCCTCATTGGCCTCACAAGCAGCTCTCGTTATTTCAAAAGCTTTGTAGCTCACGACGCACGAGGCAACACGTTGATGTCTGGCTTTACCAATCAGGTCACCAGCATCACAGAGCTTCCTCCGACCTCTTGGGAAGGTTATACGGTCCTTGTGGCTCCTGCTGGGTCTTCAGATCAAAGCTCGTACTACTTAACGTTTAACGCTGAGAACACAACGACTAACGGAACCTTTGGTCGTGGTGTGTGGGAAGAGGCTGCTGGATGGGCTTCTAGAGGCCTTCTGGATGACAACACAATGCCTCATGCGTTTGTTTATTACCGGAACGCTAACGGTCTTGTAAGGTTCACGTTCCAGCCCTTTAGCGGTACGACCTACACCGACAGCACTGTTTCCTTTACGCTGCCTGGTTGGGGAAGGCGTTTAGCTGGTGATGAAACTGAATTACCTGGACCTTCATTTGTTGAGAACACAATCAATGATGTTGTGTTTTTCAAGAACCGTCTTGGGTTTGTCAGTGGTGAAAACGTCATCCTGAGCGAGTCTGGAGACTATTACAACTTCTGGCAGCAATCAGCTCTTCAAGTTGTCGACAGCGATCCTATTGACCTCACTGCTGTCAGTAACGATGTTGCTGTGTTGAACTATGCGTTGCAGCAGCAGGACGAACTTGTGCTGTTTTCCAGTGAAAACCAGTTCCGTTTGTACTCAGGCGACAACGTTACGTTTAGTCCTGAGACAGCTTCTGTGGGTCGTATTAGTTCCATCAGTATGGAGCCAAACGTAAAACCTGAACAAGTTGGTCCTCAAGTGTTGTTCCCAGTTAAAAATGGTGACTTCACTGGGTTTCATACGTTTATTACAACTGACCGTACTGTTGGTATCAACCTTGGTCAGACTGCAGTCATTACAGAGACAATTCCCAAATACATCCCTAAAAACATTGATTCCCTTGCTGTGAGCCGTACAGACCAGTATCTGGTTGCTTTAAGCAAAGACGATCCTGATTCGTTGTATGTGTACCAGTTCTTCTGGGAAGCTTCTGGTGGTTCTTTGACCAACAGACAGAACGCTTGGCATAAATGGACTTTCTCTAATAAGAACATTTATTGGTGCGACTTTGTTGAAGGTACTTTGTTTAAGTTGGTTAGTTACAACAACAGCGGCACAACTGAGTATTACCTTGAAGGTCTTAACGCAGCTAGACCGCCTCAAGAAAGCAATAATTTGTTCTTACTAGATCGTCAGTTATCAAGTTCTATTACCACTGATATTGGGGCTGTTACTTTTAGTTACGACGTTGGTACCAACAAAACCACTGTTAATCTTCCATACCGGACAGTTAACGTTAGTCAGTTTGCAGTGATCAAATCAGATGCTTCAGATTCCGCAGAATCCGAGAAGCGTTGGGTGGTAGCCAATAATGTCCCTGCTAACGTCACTAGCTTTGAGTGCGATAGCCTTGGTGACTTCTCTAGTAGTTCCTGGGTTTTTGGTGAACAATTTACGTTTACTTTTCAACCGCCTCAACTTATGCCGTATAGCAGAACAGCGACCGAGAACACTTTTATTGGTAATCGTACTGGTCGTCTTCAGCTGCGATACCTGGATATTTATTACAACGATGCAAGGTACTTTACTGTTGAAGTGACCCCTAAGCACAGGGATACGGTGACCTATGAGTTTGACCGTAGAGATCCTTTAAACGGAAACATCGTTATTAGCGAGGAAGAACCGTTTGAGGAGGCCAAATTTAGGGCTTATATCCAAAGCAAGAATGACCAAGTTACAGTGGAGCTAGTGAACGACAGCATTGACCAGGCTAAGTTCATAGCTCTTGAATGGACTGGTCTGTACTTTGATGTAGCGAGGAAGTACGGTTAATGGCTTTTAACCCGAACGCATCTGCTCCTCCTAAAGAGCTTCTTGGTGGAGGAGGTAAAGGCAAGCCAGGTTCTGGGATCTTTGAGCTGCCTTCAATCCTCAGTATTGCCCAGTTTGGTTTGGGTGCTACTGCGGCTATTTTTGATTACCAAGTACAGCAAGCAGAAACTGATCGTTACAACGCTGCACAGCAAACTGAATACTGGACTCGTTACGCCTCTCAAAGCCGAGAGAACTACCGTAATTATGAATATCAACTGAACTCTTGGTATCGAGAATCTGATTACGTTGAAAAGGTTCGCCAGTATGAGCAGCAGCTAGCTGAGCAACAAGCAACATTTAAAGGTGCTGTATCTACTTCAGCCACCAAGAACTTTGAACGGCAACTGGCTGACCTTGAGGGTCGGTTTTACGAGGAAGAGGCTAAAGAAACGATTGAGATGGAAAATGTCCGTGCTCAGTCGATTGCTGCCTCGGCTAAGAAAGTTTCTAGTGGTCAAGTTGGTCGAACTGTTGAAAGGCTGCAAAACCAGTATCAACAGCAATACTTGGCTAACCTCAGCAACCGTCAAATTACTCGTAATTTCCGAATTGCTGATAAGACACGAGCTGGTGAAGCTCTAAACGTGGCACGAGAAAACGCTGCTAATCAAGTTCAGTTTTACACTCCTCGCCCTGTTGCTGATCCTGTTAAGCCTTTGGCTCCTCTGCCTATTGAAGCAGTAGAACCTACGCCTGTTATGGGTCCTAGTTCTTCTGCTTTGGCGTTCAACATCGGCACGGTTGGTATGAACGCTTTCTTGAATTACAAGGCTATGCAGCCTTCTGTACCTAAAGCTGTGACGCCTGCCTCCTCTTATTCTGGAGCTAAGCCAGCTATTACGACTGTACCTACCACTGAGGAATCTCAATGACAAGCAGTTTTGGAATCTCCCCTCAGCGCCAGATTCGTGATCTGGTAGCTCAGCCTGAGCGTCCTGCTGCTCTTCCAGAACCTGCTGCTCCTAGGAGTCTTCCTCAGCAGCTTGGTGATCAGTTGATGTATGGAGCTACGTTCCAGAAGAATTACCAAGCTGAACAAGCTATTAAGAGCATCCAAGACTTTTTGGGTAAAGAAGGAGTATTTCAAACTACCTCTGAGATGCTGTTTGAAAACTACAAAACAGAGAAGAAGCAACAAGCAGAACGCATCCTTGCCTCTGAAGCCACTGCTTATCGGGACTCTCTTGAAAACGCTGCAGAGACCAAACAACTCAAAGCCAAGGGTGATGATGATCTTGCTCGCCAGAACCAGCTAAGCAACCCCTGGGTCAACTATTTCTATTACGACAGCAAAGCCACTAACGCTGGTAAAGAAGTTGCTATTGGTCTTGCCTCTTGGGGTAAGAAGTCTGCAGAACGTCTTGCTGAGCTTCCTGTAGACCAGAGAGCTGCTGCAATGGCTGCTAAAGCTCAAGAGCTGATGCAACCCTATGCAGACGTTCCTGAGGCTTTTAGGGCTGCCAAGATTGATCCTTTGGTCAGTGCAACCCTGTTTGATCTTAAGAAAGATGTTGTTAATAAAAGCTATGAGCGCACTGTAAGTACTGACCAGAACACTGCCATCCAGAAATTTTACGGCGGTCTCAAAGTTGGTGCTCAGTTTATGACAGCCTCACTTGGGGCTAAAGAAGGCACTGTGCTGGGACAGAAAGGCGTTCAGCAGGGTTACGACGATGCTCGTGCTTACTATGTAGATGTTCGTGGGTACTCAGAGAAAGAGTTTCATGAGTTGCTGTTTAGGGAAGGTGGTCGCCTGTTTATTGATGTAAACGGCGATAAATACAACGATATTGGCGAGGCATATGGTTTTCGCAATATTGTTTCTTCTTTCTCTGGTATCAAAACCAAAGATGGTCAAAACGTTCTTGATCTGAGAAACGACAAGGGACAAACGTTTAGGGAAGTCCTTGAGGTTGGTGCTGTTCAAGCTGTTAAGCGTAGTGAAAGCTTTGCAGCCGCTGAAGAACGCACTATTACCCGTGCTCAGCGTAACTGGCGTCGAGATCTGGCTAACGAATCTCAAGGGTTCTACAGCCGCTTTAACAATCCCACTGACGATCAGATTGTTGCTCAACGCCAAGCTCTCAAAGCTCGTAACCGTCAGCTAGCTGCTCAAGGTCTTTTGCCTGAGGGCATGTCGGTTGCTGATGCTGATGAGGTTGTTGATAAAGCTTACCCGTTCCAAAACAAAGACATCAGCCCTGAGCAATCAGCGTTGCTTGAGCTTGAAGCTAAAGAGCTGATCAACACTGGTACCACTCAAATGCCTGCTGAGCTTCGTGCTCGTGCTGAGGGAACTCCTGTCTTTGGAAAGCTCGTCACGATGTTTGGTAACGCTGCTATTACGCAAAGCAGTGCTGGTTACAAAGAAGCTCAGGGATCAATTCTTAGAGGTCTGCTTGAAGGCCTCAAAGGTTCCTTTATGCAGGATCCAGCCATCAAAGCTATGGCGTCTGAAAAAGGTGAGATTCCTAAGCAAAAGAAGAGTTATCTCAACCAAGCCATTATTGAAGCCAAGACTCGTCTCAAAGCCGAAGGTTCTACTTACATCCGTTCTGAACTGAACAAAGCTGCTGCCCGTGGTGAAAACGTCAACGACCCTGCAGTGCAGCTTGGAATTCTGGAAAGGGCTAAGAGCTACTTCTTCCAGCGTCCTGAGTACAACGATGTTGACCAGTACTACAACGTCACTGAGTCTGGAAAGCTTGGTGTAAGAAACACCCGTGGTCCTGCTCTAGGTGCCTCTACAAAGAACGCTCAGGGCCAGTGGGTCATCAACATCAACGATTCTGACAACAGGGCTTCCTGGGCTGCTGTAGCGGCTCCTGTGTTCCGTAACGATCCCAAGGCTGCTCGTCAGTACCTCAGTGAGCGCTTTGTGTTTAACCAAGCTGAGCTGGGTGAAATCAACGCTGCTCTTTCTACTGGTGATCTGTCTCGTCTGAGCACCTCAACCCGCAGAAGCCTTGCAAACGTTCAGCGTGGTTTTGGTAATCAGATCACTGCTGCTGAGATCCTGCAAAAGCAAGCAAATCGTTATTTTGATGGTGCTACGCCTCCTGTGTTTCGTGAAAACGCTTTAAAGATCCAAGGAGCCATCCGGGCTGCTTCTGGTGGTGGCGGTACAAAGCCTGTGGATGCCAGCATCATCATTACTAACTGGACTCATAGTCACTCTTCTAACCGAGCTGTTGACTTCACCATCCAGCGTCAAAACGGTCAGGTGTCCAACCCTGTTCCTGCTCCATTCAGTGGAACCATTGTTAGCTCTGGTTACGAGCGCGGCGGCTTTGGTAACAGCGTGATCATTCGTGCTGACTCTGATGGCCCTGGATACCGCAAAGGTGATCTGGTGCGTCTTGCGCACCTAGCTACCACTTACTACCAGCCTGGTCAACGTATCCGTCGTGGTATGCCTATTGGCAAAAGTGGTGATAGTAGTCGCCATGACAGCCGTCCTGGTTACTCAGGTACTGGTGCTGGAGATCCTGGTCACGTTCACATTCAGCTTTACCGTCCTGGTGGGGCTACTCAGCAATTTCAGTACGGTCAAGAGACTCAAAATACTTTTGTTAGAAAGTCCTATTTGCCTCTGTTTCGTTCTAGCCAATAACAATTTCTAGTTGTATCCATTATTTTGGAGGAAGCGCCCTTAATTGCTCTTCCTTCAAATGCCCTATATCCCCACTCGTAACGGTCAAAGCGTTTTCATTCAGGACCCTAATGAGGCCCAGCAGCGGTACCAGCAAGAGTGGGGACAAGGAGCTACCCCTCAAATGGGTGGAACTACCCCCAAACCGACTGCAAAACCTCAAGCTCAAGCAAAACCTCAGCGACAACCTCAGCGTGGTTTTGATCTAGGTAGGTTCATCCAAGACCAAGCTGGTGGTGCCTTGAAGCGTGCTGGCACTGCTGCAGCTACTCAGTTCCTTGCTGGTCCCTTGGCACCCCTTGTACAGCCGTTCATGGCTGTTAAAGGTGCTGCAAAGGCAAAGATCCCTGGTACCCAGCAAACCGTTGGTGATGAGGCACGTCGGATTGTTCAAGATATTCCCCGTCAAATTGTTAACGCTCCTATTGCTGCGATGGAGCAGATCGGGGCTGTAACTCAGGGTGTTGACCTTGGTGCTGCTTTGGCCTCTGGTGGCTCTGTTGGGGCTATGGCAGAAACCGACAAAGCTTTGGTTGAGCAGCGCTCTAAGAACGCTCAAGCAGCCATTGAAGCCCTTCAGAAGACTGGACGGGATCCTCAAGGTTTCAGCTACGGCATCAAACCCAAGACTCCGATCATCGGTCCTGCGTTTAGTGACGACAGCGAGTTTGTTAAGCAAAACATCAAACCTAAAACTGCTGGCGGTCGTCTTGTTTCTCAAATTGGCGCTGCTATTGGTTTTGACCTTGGCGTTAACAAACTGACCAAAGCTCCAAGCTTGATGGGGCAAACAATTCAGACAGCTGAAAAGTTTTCTGATATTTGGAAAACTAAAGATTTGGCTAAGGGTGCTCAGGTTATGGCGTCTTACCTAATCAAAGACGTTCTGCCTGAAAGCATTCAAAGCGCAATGTTCTTCATGCCTCAACCTCCTGCTGCAATGCAAAAGGAGTTGGATGAGATCCAGAACCTTCGAACCCCTGAAGAGCGCATTCGTGCTGCTGAGGTACTTCGTGCTGAGAATCCTGACAAGTTCAACTACGCCCTTGGTTTGCTTAAGGAAGCTTCCTTTGGCGTAGGTACGGTAACCGGTATTCGTGGCGTTCTTTATCTAGGTAACCGCTTCCTTAGTAAAGCCACCAGTGGTATCCCTGCTCAACAAGCCATGGAGGAGGCCACTCAGGAAGCTCTCCCGCTGATCCGTCAGGAAGTAGAGGCTGAGGGCGTCAAGAAGGCTAACGAGGTCATCCAGGACCGTCTGGGTGTTGTTACGTCTGAGCTGTACAAGAAGATCGACGAGAACGTAGCTCAGATTGCTTTTGGTGCTCGTGCTGGTGCTGAATCGTTCCTGCAGCGTCAACAAGAACTGATCCCTGACCTGACTCGTATTCGACAGGAGCTTGAAGCTGTCCCTCCTGTGGAACCTGAACGAGCAAGTGTTGCAGCTGAAATCGACTCTCTCAGAAGCGTTTTGGGCGTAAAAACCCCTGAGCAAGTTGCTGCAAAACAAGCCAACCTAGAGGCCCGTCTGATGGCCTACGAGGAGGCTATTGCCAAGGATCCTGAATGGATCAACAAGTCCACTGGTGTCGGTAAGAAAGCCAGCAAGAACAGCACCAAGGTTCGTATGGCTGCTCAAGCTGCTGAGCGTCTTGATCGCCTTCGGATTCTTGAAACTCAACTGCAAGAGTTTGACAACCTTGACCTTGAGCGGACTGCAAAGATTGCTCAGCTAGAACAAAAGGTTGTTGAGGGTCAAACCTCTTCTATTGCTTTTACCAACTCCCTTAACGACGCTCGGATCCTTGTTGATACGCTCGACAAGCTGAACGATGAGCGTATTGGTTATTTGGAGAGCTATAACGCTCTGTTGTTCCGTGAAAACCGCCTTGATGAGATTGATACTGACTACACCCTGAAAGATGCTTTTGGTCAGGCTTACGGGGAACTCAAGGACCTCCTGAACGCTGGTGAGGCTGCTGTTGCTAGCGGTAACCTCAACCCTGAGTTCATCAACACCTTTATTACTCGTGTTGATGAAATCCATAACAAAGTTATTGACAATGGCGGTCTGGCTCCTGTTGTACCTCAGATTCCTGAGGACATTGCTCAAATGATTGACGAGGAGGTTCCTCTTGATGTTGAGCAAGCTCTGACCCCTCAAAGCACCCTTACGCCTCCTCGTGCTCCTTCTCCTGTCGTCAATCAGGTTCCTGTAACCAAAACTGATGAAGGTGAGATTGTTGTTGATACTGACACCATTGGAGCTAACCGTGCTCTGAGTGAAAGCGTCCCTGGTGATGACATTGCTGTTAACCCTCGTGAAGTGATTCGTGAAGTTAACAGGGACCTTGAAATTAACCAGGATCCTAGTGAGACCTTTGAGAGCCTCAAAGATTTTACCAAGGGCTATGAAGATGCTCTCAAGGAACAGAAGCGTCTAATCGACAAGACTGGTGACGAGGACATTGCTGATAAAGCGTTCCAGATCTACAACACCAGCGCTACTAAATACACCGGTAGTTTTGACAACGCTGCTGCTGTTAAAGCGCTGTTTGAAACCTTTGATCGTGATGCAATTCTCCCTCAACAATACGCTTTAAGTTTGCGTAAACTTGCTGAATTTATGGGCGGTGATTCCAGACTTAATCAAATGTCTGAATTTATTGCTGCTGAACAATTTGGTAAAGACATTCAAAAGAACCTAAACAAAATTATGGTTCCTGTGGCAGCACTTGATTCCAATGCTGCTTCTGCCCTAGCTGCTGCCCGTAATCTTCGTAAAATTTTGAACGATGAAGATGTTCCTGGTCTTGATCGTGTTACTGCGCTAGATAATTTCAAAGCAAATTTTGAAACTTTTGTAGCTAACGCCAAAGCTCTTAACGAGATGATGTATGGCGTTGGTAATGCTCTTCGGTTGTTTGACCGTCGTAACCGTCTTCAGTTTGCTGCTGGAGACCCCAAGGTACTTTTCAGCCGCTTTAACCAAGAACTAGCCACTTTTGGTGACAACCAAAACTTTGCTGATGTTCTTGCTGACAAAACCAAAGCAGCTAAAGCAGAACTTGAAGAGCATTACGGTGATCTGTTTAAAAAGATCAGCAACGACGAAGATCTGACTGATGACGACCTTGCTGGTCTTGAAAGTCTTGTTGAAAAGATCTATGAGTCTCAAGGTGACATCAGCAAACTAAAAGATCTTGAAGTCACTGCTGATGCAGTTTTGGCTCGTTTGCAGATTGGTTCTCCGCTGTCTAACCCTGCAACTGTTTTCTCGATTCCTATTCAAGGTATTCCTGAAACGTACCTGGAACTTACTGGTCAAGCTGTCAGCAACACGATTACTGGCACGATGGCTAAGTGGCTTGGTAAGACTGAATTTGCCAAGGAATCGCTTGATGAAGCTCGTGTTGCTGCTGACACGATCCTTCAAACCCGATTTGTGCTTGGAGAGGCTCTGGAGGCCACCTACAACCGCTTTGTGTATGGCAAGGCCATCTCAGACCCTGCACAGGCTGCTGACAGCGCTTACGAGATTCAAAGGGCTGGTGGTCTGCGTCGTGAAGAAGCCATCGCTCAAGACCTTGCCCAGAAGCAAGTAAGGATTCCTTTCGTCAACTACGTTATGGAGCGTGGGGAAAACGACGACAAGCTGTTTGATACCGTCAACGGCAGCCGAGTATTTCTTAAAGCATTCCACGATTACTTCATGCCTGCTGAGGCCTGGGAAAAGCGCAGTTGGTTTGGTAAGTACGTCATGGGTGGTACGACCACTGCCCTTCGCGGTATGGGTCTTGGTAAGAAAAGTTATTACCCAGGTGGTGAGAACGTAAACCTCAGTCTTCCCATGCAGCTTTCTGCGGCTGCTGATGAATTGACTACGGCTCTCTTTGCCAACGCTCACGTTAGGGCTGTTGTAAACAAAGAGGTTGATGAGCAGATTGCTGCTGGTGTTGTTGCTAGTGCAGACCGAGCTGAGGAGATTGCAAGACGTTTAAACAAAGAAATGTCTGATGTGTACAAGCCAGTCAAGGTTGGCTTTGATCAACAGACAATTGGTTACTCAGTTCTTGATAACCAAATTCTTCAAATGACTCGTGCCATCAACCTTACTGAAGAGTTGACTGGTCCTCTTGCTAACACTGCTGATGCTGTAAACGCCTTGCGTAACAGTAAACATCCTGCTCTTGCTGCTTTTGGACGTGACATTTTCCCGTTTCTTACCTCTCCTCTAAACGGCATCAAGCGTGCTGCGATGATCGCTTATGGCGGTGAAGTAGTACAAGCTGGTGTAGATGCATTTAGAGCTGGTCTTTCTACCGGCATGAAAGCGTTGCCTGAAAGCATTGCAGATCGTCTTCCTGCTAAAACCCGTCAAGACATCATTGACTTTGAAAGCAAGTATGTAAGCTCTGATCCTCAAGTCCGTAGCCGTGCTCAAGGGGCTTTGGCTCTGTCTCTTGGTATTAACGCTCTTGCTTTCTTCTTGCTGCGAGATGGTAACCAAGACCTAACTGGTGGTCTTGAGAACACCTACCGAGAAACAGAGGGTGTTCGTGATCCTTATACCTGGAAGGTTGGTGGAATGATGATTCCTTACCGTTATCTTCCTGTTATTGGAAACACCCTTGCTTTCCACGCCACAATCCGAGATCTCCAAGAGTTCTCTCCTGGTCGTGAAACTTCTGGTGCTTTTGCTCTTGCTATTGCTTCTCTTGCAAACACCATTCTGGAAACCCCTGCCATTGCTGGTTTTGATCGAGTAATCAAAGCTCTCACCGCTGCAGGTACTGGTGACGTATCTCGGATGCAAAAGCTGATTGCAGACTCTGTGGCTAAGGTCAGTGATCCTTACCTCAACCTCAGAAAGGTTGTTATTCAAGGTTTTGATCCTCGTAAACCTGCAAGTCCTGTTACTCGTTTTGCTGGTAAAGGTTTCTACTCAACTGGAAAGCTTGGTGAGAAAGGAATCACGATGTCTGACATTGGTAACAGCATCTTGGATTCCTCATTTGGAAGCTTTGGTATTGCCTCTGAATACAGCCCTGTAGGCGTCATTGCTGATGCTCTGGTGTCTGTTGTCCGCAACGAGCCTGAGTTCCGCACAGCGTCTCGTAAGGCCCTCTGGTATGGCAAGCCAGGAACCACCATCAACGCCAACCACGCTGGCAAGTGGTATCCCGTTCAAGCTGTCCTTGGACGCTATTGGCTGTTCCCTGACAAGCTTGGGGAAGATCCTGTGGCTAACGAGATGGTGGTAAACCTGATCCCGCCTCCTCGTAAAACTCTGTTTAGTGCTGATGGGGTTGGCATCAATGAAGCTGTTCTTAACGACTTCAACCACTTCTTGAACTCTGAGTTTGAGTACTACGACCCTGTATTTAACAAACAGTACAAAGGTGTTCACGCTTATCTCAAAGATCTCGTAAATAGCAAGCAGTACAAACAGTATCCTTCTGTTGACTCTCCGTTCCGTATGGGTTCTATGGGCCTTGTTCAGGATCCTAATTGGGGTCGTGAAGACAATATGCGGCGAGTAATTCTTAAGAATGAGGTTGATAAACTAATTAGTATTGCTAAGGAGCAGTTCTTAATGGGTGATCTTCCCGGTCAACGCTACAAAGCTCCTGCAGAAATGAAACAGCTTGTTCTTCAAAATCGTCTGACCGGAGGTGCTCAGTAATGGCTTACGCATCAATTACTTACACCAGTGCTTCTGGTACAACGTTTGCCCTGACCAACAGTAACGGAGATCCTATTCCGTATATCAGGCAAGCTGACATTAAAGTTTATGTAAATACTGTTTTACAAACTCTTACAACTGATTACACCTTTAACAGTGCTGGCACTGCAATTGTTTTAAACAGTGCTGTAAGTGGAGCCACTGTACTCATTCAACGAATTACAGACATTACAGATCCAACGGTTGTTTATACAGCAGGATCTACTCTTACAGCTCAGGACCTTAATAACGCTGATAACCAAATTAGATATGGTCTTCAAGAGTTTCAAGATTCTGTAAATTCTGGTGCTGGTGTTCCCGATGGAGATAAAGGAGACATTGTTGTTGCAGGCACAGGCACCATCTGGTCTATTGATGCAAACGCAGTTGTTGCTGGAAAAATTGCTAGTGGTGCTGTAACAGAAGCCAAAATTGGTACTGGTGCCGTTACAGAAGCCAAGATTGGGTCAGGAGCTGTTACAGAAGCAAAGATTGGTTCTGGTGCTGTTACTAGTACCAAAATTGCTGATGACACAATTGTTAACGCTGATATCAATTCAGCAGCAGCAATTGCTGGTACAAAGATAAGTCCTGATTTTGGTAGTCAAAACATTACGACTACTGGAAACGTCACCATTAACGGTCAAGGTGACCTTCGCTTTGGTGATTCTGACTCTAGTAACTGGGTTGCGTTTCAAGCTCCGTCAACAATTTCTAGTAACGTAACTTGGACTCTTCCAAACGCTGACGGAACTGCAAACCAAACTTTTACTACAAATGGTTCTGGAGTTTTAAGCTGGGCAACTGTTGAAACTATTCCTTCTGGTTCTGTTTTGTGGTTTGCTGCTTCTTCTGCTCCTACTGGGTATTTAAAGGCAAATGGTGCAGCAGTTAGTCGTTCTACTTACGCAGCTTTGTTCAGTGCTGTAGGTACAACGTTTGGTTCTGGTGACGGCTCAACAACTTTTAACGTCCCTGATCTGCGTGGTGAGTTCCTTCGTGGCTGGGATGACAGCCGTGGCATTGATACCAGCCGCAGCTTTGGTTCTGCTCAAACTGATGAACTGAAGAGCCACCTTCACGCCATTTCGTCGGGTGCCATCTTGAATGGGTATGACTTGGGGGCGTCTGGAGCATTGCGAAGTGGTTCTGGTGGCTCTGGTAGCAACCCAGGCTTTTATGACACCGCCTCAACAGGCGGCACTGAAACCCGTCCTCGTAACATTGCTCTGTTGGCCTGCATTAAGTACTAAGCCATGAACATTTATCACTACCACCCAACGACTGGTATTTTCTGCGGACAAAGCGTTGCAGATGAATCACCGCTAGAGCCTGGTGTTTTTCTAATCCCAGCTTTTGCTACAACTCTTGAGCCACCTCAATGCCCTTCTGGGCACTATGTAGTTTTTAAAAACTCTCAATGGGTTCTTGAGGTTATTCCAGAACCTGAGCCTGAACCTGATCCTCAACCAGCTCCTCCTCCGCCGACTCAAGAACAATTGAGAAAAATTGCTTATTTTGAAGAAGCAGATCCTTTGTTCTTTAAAGCTCAAAGAGGTGAAATTACTATTGATGTTTGGCATCAAAAAGTTGATGAAATCAGAGCTCGGTATCCTTATGAGGTTAGTGAGCTGTGAAACCTAAGAAAACTTTGAGCGGTAAACCTGTTCGACTTCCGCCTAAGCCTAAACAAACAACTCAAGGTCAATCCAAAAACAGCAAACCAAAGGGTTCCCGTAAACTTAAAAGAGGTCAAGGTTAGTTATGAAACGTCTTCTTGTAAAAGCGACAGGTGGTGGCGGTGGTGTCACCGATGGCGACAAGGGTGACATCACGGTGTCTGGGTCCGGGGCAACTTGGACGATTGATTCAGGTGTGGTTGGGACATCCAAACTTGGTGGCGACATCACAACTGCTGGTAAGGCACTGCTGGATGACGCGGATGCCTCTGCTCAACGGACCACGTTGGGTCTTGGCACGATTGCCACATTGGCTGCCCCTAGCGGCACCGTCGTTGGCACCAGCGACACCCAAACGCTGACCAACAAAACGCTGACAGATCCAGCCATCATCGGCACGATCCTTGAGGACGTTTTCACCATCACTGACGGTGCAGCGTTTGAGGTGGACCCTGGCAACGGTTCTGTTCAGCTGGTGACGCTGGGTGCCAGTCGTACTCCGAAGGCCACCAACTTTGCTGCTGGTGAGTCGGTGACGTTGATGGTGGATGACGGCACGGCCTACACGATCACTTGGACCGATAGCACCTGGGGCACTGGTGGTGTGACGTGGGTTGGTGGTTCTGCCCCGACGCTTGCGACCAGTGGCTACAGCGTGATCCAGCTGTGGAAGGTTGGCACCAAGGTTTATGGAGCCAGCGTGGGGAGTGTGGCATGAGGATTCCTCACGGCCTGCGGGCAGCTTTGGCTGGTCAGGGAAGCACTCCTGCACCTAGCACTGATGCCAACTTTGAGAACACGGTGCTGTTGCTTCATGGTGACGGCACCAACGGCGCTCAGAACAACACGTTCACGGACGGCAGCACCAACAACTTCACCATTACCAGAAGCGGTAACGCGACGCAGGGTACGTTCAGTCCGTATGGCGATAACTGGTCGAATTACTTTGATGGGACTGGGGATTATTTAAGAGTTACAAACGGCAGTTTTCTTACATTTACAGGCGACTTTACAGTTGAAGGGTGGATATATAGCTCATTCAGCGGCGGAACTGGTGTTCAAGGGTTTATGCTGATTGACACGCGAAGTGGATACAGCACTTCAAATTGGGCGTTTGGTGTATTTAGTTCCACTGGAGCCGTACAATTCTTTTATAGCGGTGGCGGTTTATCCTCCTCAGTTAGTTGCGTCCCAAATGCTTGGAATCATATTGCACTGACTCGCAGTGGAACAACGCTTAAAATGTTTGTCAACGGTGTAGAAGGATATAGCGGCACAGTTTCCGGCACTATTGCAACTGGCTCAAATGCCAACGCAACAATCGGCGCAGGTTTTGACGGTGCAAATTATATGTCCACTGGATACTGTGCTGGACTTAGAGTTGTTAACGGCACCGCCGTCTACACCAGCAACTTCACCCCCAGCACCACACCGCTCGCAGCAATCACCAACACCTCGCTGCTGACCTGCCAAAGCAACAGGTTCCGTGATGCCAGCACCAATAACTTTACGATCACCCGCAACGGTGATGTCAGTGTTCAACGGTTTAGCCCGTTCTCCCCAGCTGCTGCGTACTCCTCGTCAACGATTGGTGGTAGTGGGTACTTTGATGGGACTGGAGATAATGTTTATTGCACACCTTCTAACCTAACTGGTCAATATACGATTGAAGGCTGGTTTTATCAGACAGATAATGCAGGTACAAAAGCGTTTTTTGGTAACTGGAGCACTGGCTGTCTGTTGCGTGTTCAATCAGGAATAAGTTTTGAGTGGTACATGCCCGGGAGTAGCTTAACCGCAACGATAGTTTCACAAAAAAATCAGTGGTTCCACGCTGCAATAACTAGAGATTCAGGCAATACTGTCCGTTTATTTTTGAACGGGACACAAGTTGCTTCTAATACTAGCAGTAGTACCATTACCATGACCAACTTTACGGTCGGGTCCGAAAGAAGCGTAAGTGGAGATCCATACGCTGGTTACATCAGCGGATTCCGAATCCTTAATGGAACTGCTCTTTACACATCAGCCTTCACTCCACCCACGACGCCCCCCACTGCGATTGCCAACACTAATCTTCTGCTGAACTTCACCAACGGCGGCATCATTGATAACACGATGATGAATGACGTGGAGACTGTTGGTAACGCTCAGATCAGCACCACTGTCAAGAAGTACGGCACGGGCAGCATGTACTTTGATGGAACGGGGGATTGGTTACTTCTTCCTCACACAACAGATCATTTGATTGGAACTGGCAAATTTACGATTGAGTTCTGGCTTTACTTAAGTGCTACAGGTGCTGCGCGTGGTTTAGTTGGAAAAGGCACCAGCACTACGGGATGGCTTGTTTCCATTGATAGCAGCAATAAAGTTGTTTTCACGTATGGTTCAAGCACAATTACCTCCAGTGGCGCATTAAGTGGCAGTACTTGGTATTACGTCACAGTTGTGCGTGAAGGAACCAGCACCAATCAAACCAAAATTTACATTGATGGCACCAATGACGGCACTGGAACAGTAAGCACAGATTTCACTCAAACCAATGCAATGTACGTTGGAGCCAACAGAACAGCAGGTGACGCCCTTAACGGCTACATCGACGATCTCCGCATCACCAAAGGCGTTGCTCGCTACACGGCGAACTTCACGCCGCCAACAGCAGCTTTACCTGACCTATGAACATCGCACTGATTGACGGCACTTCCGTCACCAAGGTGGGCGATTACCGCTCCATCTTCCCTCAAACATCCTTTGGTCCCAACGGTCCATCTGATGAGTTCCTAGCCGAGAACAACGCCAAGCGTGTCAATGTCTTTCTGCCCTATGACGCCAGCGCTCAAAAGCTGGTGGCCTGCGATCCGTACATTGACGGTGAATGGGTCTACACCGTAGAGGTCGAACCACTGACTCCTGAGGACCAGCAAGCTCGTCTCGACAGCCAATGGGCAAACGTTCGCGCTGATCGCAACAGCCGTCTTGCTGCCTGCGATTGGACGCAACTGCCTGATGCACCTGGCGACAAGGCGGCTTGGGCGACCTACCGGCAGGAACTGCGTGATGTGACCAGCCAAGCGGATCCGTTTGCGATTGTTTGGCCGGTGGCTCCTGATGCTGCTCCTGTTTCTGCTGATCCTGCAAACTAAATTAGTATTAAACCAACACGAGCATTTAACCAATGGTTCCCACTATTACTACTGCAACAGCTTTGACTTCAGCTGGAGTTACTAGCAATGTTCCTACTGTTGGTGCTGAAGATTTTGTTATCCAAGTTCTTGTTGCAAACATTGGCACAAACGTTGTAATTCGCATTGAAGCCACATTGGATGAAACCAATTGGTTTAATTGTGATTACGACGGGGATACAACTATTACGGCAAACGGTACGACAGCTTTTAATATCCCCAACGCTCCGCTGAGTGCCATTCGTGGTCGTCTTGTCAGTATTTCTGGCGGTACTCCTAGTGTGACTTTTTCGTTCTCTCGTCTTGGGGCTGGGAGTTAGTAAAAGCTGGGTGAGACATTTCGATGTACCATCCAGGTTCACCAAAAACGCCATTTTCCTTAAATTCTACTTGCGGCTGGGGGTCTAACTTTTCAGCCGCTTTGTGGTATTTAGATATTTCACTATTTAAATTTGCTTCTGTTTTAGCTTCTTGCCAAAGCTGTAGGAGCAAATCTAAAAAGTGTTTAATAAGCTGGTTAAAGAACTCTTTTAATCCCATGCCGTTCAGCTCCGAAAAGCAAATGCGTTATATGTACGCTAAGCATCCTGAGATCGCTAAGCGGTGGTCTAAGGAAGCCAAAGCGGCAGGCAAGTCACAGATTCAAAAAGGAGGCAAAATGAATAAAGGTTATAAAACCAAGTAAACCCATGCCAATCAAACGCGGCGGTCAGTCTCGCAGCAACGCGGGTCGTTATGCTCCTGAGGGTCAAGGAGCTACTCAACGTGGTCGCAATCTTCCCACTCCTAGTGGCAACCAACGGCCTATGCAAACGGCGAGGCTGCCACGAGCTCAAATGCCTGGCACTGTTACGTCTAGTGGAGCTGCTCGGACTGCCTCATTACTGGCTCAAGGTTCTACTGGTGCCTTGTCTCGTCTTGCTATTCCTCTTGCCATTGCTGCTGAGGTAATGCGGGCTCAACCTGCTGGACGAGGCTCTGAGCTGAGCGAGCGTCAAAAGAAGGAGTATTACGACGAAGCAAAAGCGAAGCGTCAAATGGACCTCCGTAATCAGCAGATGCAAGCTGACAAGGGTTCGTTTGACGATGCGTTTGCCGCTGCTCGTAAAGCTGGTCGTCAAGACTTTTCTTGGAGAGGTCGTAAATACAACACTAAGATTCGCGGAGAAGGCTGATGGCTAAAGGTCCCTGCTGGAAAGGCTACGAAATGGTTGGTACCAAAAAGAAAGGTGCCAAGACTGTTCCTAACTGTGTACCCAAAGGTAAATAGTTATGCCTTCTTTTGAAATCAAACGAGAATCTGGTGGCAGTAAACCAGGTCCTCAGCTCCCAAAAATTCAAGAAACCAAACCTCTTCCCAAGGGTCATCCGTACCGCCCTGGTTCGATTGACGTTGAAGCTGTTCGTCTTGCTTACAAGATGAAGAAAGGCTTTGGTGGTATGGCCTAATGGATCCTTCTTTCATCCTGTCTTTGTTTTTAGGTGCTGCCTCAGTTGGAGGTGGTGTCTTTGCTTGGTCGCACAAACGTCACATGGAACTAGATCGTCGTATTGACCAAGTGGAGATGACGGTTCACAAAGAGTTTGTTAGAAAGGACGAGCTGATGCCAATGATGGACCGGATCGACAAGCAGATCCAACACATCGACGAAAAACTCGACCGGATTTTACTCAATGGCCGACATCTCACTCCGTGACGTAGCTAAGTATTACAACAATCAAGAACATCAAAACTTTGCTTTGGATTTCCTTCAGGAGAATCTTGCTCCTGGGATCCTGGCAAAGTTTTCTGATTTGTGGCGATCAGGACCAAAGAATCAAATCCCCAGTAACGGTTCGTGGGACGGTGTAGTAGAACTTGCTCGTGAAGCTGGAGCAAAGTTTCCAGAACTAGTAGCTGCTCAGTGGGCTCTTGAAAGTAACTGGGGCCGTAATACATCTGGCACTCATAATTACTTTGGTTTAAAAGGTAAAGGTACAACTACTACAACAACGGAGTATGTAAATGGAGTACCTATTTCTATTCGGGACGGGTTTCTTAATTTTGGCTCTCTCAAGGAGTGTGTTGAATATCTTGTTACCCGTTGGTACAAAGATTACAAACAATACAGCGGTATCAATAACGCAAAAACGACGTTAGAAGCAGCTCAGCAACTAACAAAACAAGGGTACGCAACAGATCCTGCCTACGCAACAAAGCTGATAACCATTGTTCAACGACAACAGCCGAAGCAGGAGGTCCAGCAAACGGGAAAGTTGCTCAAGGTACCTTACGAGTACCAACTAGACAATGGACCTACTGGGTATCGGGAGTGTTTTAGTTCTAGCTGCGCCATGGTGGCTAGCTATTACGGCAAGATCAAAGGTGACGATGCGTATAACAAGCTCAGAGCACGCTTTGGGGACTCTACGAGCGTTGATGCTCAGCTAAGGGCTCTTCGGTACCTTGGACTAGAACCCAAATTCATCCAGAACGGCACCCCAGAGCTCCTCAGAGACGAGATAGACGCTGGTAGGCCTGTAGTAGTCGGATGGCTCCACAAGGGCCCTGTAGGGGCTCCTAGCGGCTCTGGACACTACAGTGTGGTCATTGGCTACACAGAAGGTGCTTGGATACATCACGACCCTAATGGTGAGGCCGATATGGTCCGTGGAGGATATATCAACCACACGAAGGGTAAAGGCGTGGCTTATAGCCAAAAGAACTGGAATAAAAGGTGGCTTGTTGAAGGTCCTGGGTCGGGTTGGGCTATTTTGATCAAGAAACCGTCCTAATTATTCCTATGGACTTCTCTGATCCTTCAGTGCAAGCAGCTCTTTGGTTAAGTGCTTTTGCTGCTTCTGAAATTATTGGTGTTTCTAAATTGAAAGAAAACAGCCTCGTACAATTGGGGTTGAAACTGTTCCGAGTTATCTATGGCAGCCGCTCCAAAAAAGTCTCTAAATAAGACTGAGGGTCTGGCTTCAGAGGACGATCTGTTTAGTCTTCACCGTCTGGTGGCTACCAAACTGATTGATCAACTGAACCGTGATGACGTTAAAGCGTCTGACCTTGCTAACGCTATTAAGTTCCTGAAAGACCAAGGTATTACTGCTCTTAACGGCGGTGATGTTTCTGCTATTTCTGAGATGATTTCTGCACTGCCAGAGGTCGATCTGAAGAAAGTTCGGTCTTATATTAGTGCTTAGGAATTAACCCTTCCTATATGTACAAAGCAGAGCCCTCGGTATGGTGATTCGTTCGCCATCCGGGGGCTTTGTCTATTTGACACCAGAGGCTGCTATGGCGAATCTTCAAGCCCTCCAGCGTCGTGAAGCGGTAAAGCAATGGAGACAATCAATTAAAGAAGCTTTTGGTTGTAAATGTGCCTACTGCGGTGTCAAAAGCGAACAGCTAACCCTTGATCACATTCATCCAAAAACCAAAGGTGGTGAGGATTTAGCCACCAACATTGTTCCAGCTTGTCAGCGTTGTAACCACGAGAAAGGTAGTTCTCACTGGAAAATGTGGTTTCAAAGCCGTCCTGACTATTGTGAGAAGCGCGAAGAGGTTATCAACCAATGGATGAGCTACCACCTATGCCCAGTTTCGATCTCTCCATAGAGCAGCAGCTAAGGCTGGAGAGAGTTAGGCGGGATATTCCAAACGCTTCTAGGGAGGACTTGGAAAAGATGTTGTTTGAGTTCATGAAAATGAACGTTGTCCTGCAGAATAACTTGAGCCAAGTTTTCAAGTGGGCAAGTAAATCCAATGCCAAGAGCCAGCAGCCAGACTGAAAAGATTATTCAAGAAGCAGCAGCTTCGTTTCCTGTCTTTGCTACCTACCTCTGGGACTACCTAAAACTTCCTAGCCCTACTCCGGTTCAGTATCAAGTTGCTGATTACCTGCAGACCGGTCCTAACCGCCGGATCATCATGGCGTACAGGGGTTGCGGTAAAAGCTTCCTGACGGCTGGCTATGTGCTGTGGAGGCTACGTCGGGATCCAAACTGTAAGGTGCTGGTGATCTCTGCAGCTCAGGACCGTGCAGATGCGTTCTCCGTCTTTTGTCATGACCTGCTCCGAAACTGGTTTATGGTCAAAGACCTGTTCCCTAGCGACACCCAACGGTTTAGCAAAGTTGCTTTTGACGTTTACGGCGCGAAACCAGACCAGTCTCCTTCAGTACGTTCCAGCGGTATTTTTGGTCAGATTACTGGCTCCCGTGCTGATCTCATCGTTGCTGATGACGTGGAGACACCCCAGTCCTGTGAAACCCAACTGATTCGGGACAAGCTTCGGGAATCAATCAAAGAGTTTGACTCCGTTATTAAGCCTGGTGGGGAGATCGTGTTCCTTGGAACTCCTCACACCCAAGACAGCGTTTACGCAAAGCTTGAAGTTTCTGGTTACGAAGTCAGAATCTGGCCTGCCCTGTACCCCACTAACAAGAAGTTCAAGGACTACTACGGCGACCGTCTGGCACCAAAGATCAAAGCAGATCTAGAAGCCGATAAAGACCTTGCAGGGCACCCTGTAGATCCTGGACGTTTTGATTGGGAAGAACTGGAAGCTAGACAGCTCTCTATTGGCCGTAGCACGTTCAACCTCCAGTTCCTCCTTGACATCAGCTTGAGCGATGAGGAACGGTTTCCTCTCAAGCTCAGAGACCTCTGTGTGTTTCGCCTGAACCGCGAACAAGGTCCTAACAAGGTCATCTGGCTGGCTAATGGCGATAAAGCCCTTGATTTGCCTTCAGTGGGCCTTCATGGTGATCTTTTCTACAAACCGGCTCAGATAGGGGATGAGTTTCTTGAATACACCGGGGTTGTCATGGCTGTTGACCCCTCTGGACGCGGCACTGACGAGCTTGGCTACTCGGTAGTTGCATACCTGAACGGCAACCTTTTCCTTCTCGCTAGCGGTGGCCTTCGGGGTGGCTACAGCGAACCGAACCTCAAGAAGCTTGCCCTCATCGCTAAGGAGTACAAGGTCAAGCAAATAATTGTTGAAAGCAACCTCGGCCTCGGGATGTTCTCTGAGCTTCTCAAGCGCTACCTCGGCACGATTTACCCCTGCAGCGTTGAAGAGGTCCGACACACAAAGCAAAAGGAACTCCGCATCATCGACACCCTTGAGCCTGTCCTTAACCAACACCGGCTCATGGTCGACACGAACGTAATCCTTCAAGACCTCGCCTCCACGGAAAGCTACCCAAGCGAAACTAGAAGCCAATACCAACTGTTCTTTCAGCTCACTCGGATTACCAAAGAGAAAAACAGCCTCAGACATGACGACAGACTCGATGCTCTGGCTATGGCCGTTCAGTACTTTACGGAGTCCATGGCTCAAACAGAACAGAAAGCTATGCAGGCTCGTGAATCGGCACAGTGGGAGCTAGAGCGTCGGTTCATCCAAGGAGAAGGTGGTTTGAAGATCGATGCCCTTGGATACGCCACAAGCTTTGAAGACCTTGAAAAGGCCCTTACAGCGTCCTCAGGTGGCGCTAATTGGCTCAGTGAGCTTTAACGCGTAGCGTTTGTACCGTAGGAGCCTCTAAAAGGCCTTAGAAAGCCCTTTGGCTACCCTGACACCTAAAACGTCTTAGAGGGGCCTTACAGGGGCTTCTAGGGGCCTCTGAGCGTGCATACGGTAAACAGCCATCTTTAAGACAGACCCCTGTGGGCTTTACGCTCGTAGAAAGGAGGGGTCTTGACAGCCGTGATTAGAGTGTATTTAAAAGTAATTAAAGAGGCTCTCTAAGTGGGTACTTAGAGAGTCTTTTTTAAAGGGTCTTTTATCGTAGTAAAGGTAAATAACGTTTGTTATAGGTAATTACCCTGTTTTAAAGGGTCTTTTACTGTCTTCCTTCTAAGACCTTCTTAAGACACTTATTAAAGAGGTCTTTAGAGGTACCACTTAGAGGCCTCTTAGAGCTACCTTTAAGTGCCTCTTTAAGTACTAATTAAAATGCCTAGTGTCTCTTTGGTTACTGTGACACCAGATGCAGAGGAACTCCTGGTGTATATGGCAAGAGTTAGTAACCCAGCTAACCAACTCAAAGGCAAAGGATCAGAACGGCTTATCCAATACCTGATTGACCACAAGCATTGGTCTCCTTTTGAGATGGTCCACATGGTGCTGGAAATCAACACCACTAGGTCTATTGCTGCTCAAATCCTTAGGCATAGGTCTTTCTCGTTCCAAGAGTTCTCTCAGCGGTATGCAGATACAGAACTGATTGGTTACGCCAAACCTCCTCACCTCAGACGACAAGACAACAGCAATAGGCAGAACAGTATTGATGATTTAACTGCTGATAAAACTCAGATCTTTTACCGAAGGATTAATCAGCATTTTGAAGAGGCTCAAGACTTGTACCGAGAGATGGTCTCAGTAGGGGTAGCTAAAGAGTGTGCTCGTGATGTCCTACCCCTAGCCACTCCAACCAGGATGTATATGGCTGGTACAGCTCGGAGTTGGATTCATTACATTGATTTACGGTCTCAAAATGGGACTCAGATGGAACATATGAATATTGCTAACGAGGCTAAACAGATCTTTTGCAAAGAGTTTCCTACTATTGGTAAAGCATTGAACTGGGTCTAACTGTGGCTGAGCGTAACTACCGAAAGGAATACGACAACTACCACTCAAAGCCCGAACAACGGGAAAACAGGTCTAGTCGTAACAAAGCTCGTCGCAAGATGGCTAAACACGGTTACAAACTGAACGGAAAGGACGTAGATCACAAAGACGGTAACCCTCGTAATAACAGCCGCTCTAACCTTCGGATACAGAGTCCGAGTGCTAATAGGTCTCGGAATAAGTAGAGGGGTGTTGTAGGGGCTTCTGGAGGGGTTTGAAGAGGTTTTAGAGGGTCTTAAGGGGCCCTCTTTTTTTTTTATTGGTACTCAAAAGGTTTTGCTTCGGATTTTTGAGCCCTAGTTAGCGATCTGCCCCGCCGCCAGCCCCCCCTCCAGGGCCTTTAATGCCGCCTTATTGCTAATGGGTCGCAATAGCACCTGAGGGTCTCGGGGGTCCTAAGGCGGACTGAGTATGAGTTAGGAGCTATGCGGTTATGCGTCAAGGCGCATATACACACGCGCTCATGGCCACATCGAACTAGGCCCTAGGAGCCTCTGAGAGCCCTTCAATACCCTTTCAGCACCCTTTACCCTCAGAACCTCTTACAAGGCCCTTCCTGGCTCTCCTAGGCCTCTATCACGGTTTGTAACGATTCACAACAGCAGCCCTTGCCTGGCCCTGGTCAGGCTCTAAGGTGGTGCTCAAGCGGGCCGAGAGGTCTTGCTTAGTCCTACATCCTTCGATCTAATGACTACCCAAACCAAACGGACTAAATACCTTTTCAGCGGAGACCTTGCTTCCACTCCTAGTTCTGTTGAAGAGTTCACAGAATTTGCAGCAAAGGTTTGCCAAAGACTGAGCGCAAAGGATCACGAACAGTTTTGGTATCTAATCCGACTGGCTCGTGCTCAAGGCTACGAACAAGGCTTGAAAGAAGCCTGAAACAAAAGGCCTACCGGGAGCCTACTCAATCCCGGCCAATCCCTCCTACATCCTTTGACCGAATGCAAACTATCACGTTCAAGCTTGAAAGCCACTATGGCCTCACTAGGGCTTACCCAATTAGTCAAGAAGCCATTCTGCTATTGAGACTGACAGGAACTAAAACCCTCATCCCTAGCGCAATGGGAACTATTGCAGCCCTTGGTTATTTCTGTGTGGATACCGAGGGTAATGAGATCAAACCTAGCCAGCTTTACTAATGCGAGAACTTATCTTTTCAACCGCTGCTGTTTGCTTCCTAGTCTTCCTGGCTATCGAAGAAACAGCCAAACAACCTACAACCTATTCAGGTTCTCAACAACTGGTAACCGTCAAATGATCCTCCCACCTTGCCCAGATTCTGTTTACTGGCACTACTCCCAACTAGCTTATCAATGGGAAGAAAAACAACTATCACTGTGGGAACAGGAACAGGAACTAGCAGACAAACAGGATCTGTTCGACGAACTAAACGAGTTCGAAGACTTCGAAGACTTTGAGTGATCCTTACCCTTACCTTTTCAACCTTTCCTAGCTATGACTTCCGCAACCTTTGACCGCTTCGACATAGCATCCGCTCACTATTTGTTCTGGAGTGAGCACCACTCGGGAATGTTTAGCGAAAGCTACACAAAATTGTGTAAGGCCTTGAGTATCTTTAAACCTAGTCCGTCGTTTGATTGGCAATCTCTTTCAGATAACGCAAAAGATATTTATAGAAACCTCTGCGAACGTGAGCTAGTGAAATGTGACTATGACTCATTGAGCTACATCCTGGAAGATAATTACGACCTAGAAGATGATTGTGTCGCTTGGTTTGTTGAACATTACAATGACAACCCAGAAGACCTTTGCAATTATCAAACGTCAGACTTTATCAATATCGATATGTGTTACACCAAAGACCTTCTGAACTTCTATAGAGACAACGAAACATCAATCCTTGAATGGCTAGACCTAGCTTGCGACGCTTACGGTTACACCTCTAGGTTGCAACTTGTCGAAGGTCAAACAATAGAAGATCCCGACGATATGGCTACGGCTTTCGTGAATGCAGCTATGACATATCTTGGGAACGATCTTTATACAGCGGTGGAGAACTGGGAAGATTGATGCTCTATAAATTCCCACAATTTCTAGGCTATTTATTCCTCTTTATCCTGCCCATTATCCTCACAACTTTAGGCCTACTGAGAGCCAATTAAAGATAACCAACGGCCTCCTAATTAGGGGGCCTTTTGCTATACAAATACTTATTGAGAATGCGTCGCAATAGCAGGTAGGTCTAGGTCTAGTTGAGAATGACTCTCAATAGCAACAAGTAGAAATGAGAATGAGAATCAGAATCAACTAGACCAGGCCTGGGTTCGGTCTTAACTACTATCACGCCACGGGGCACGCCACGGGACACCAGCTAAATTTCCTTTAAATTGCTTTTAGCACTGTGTCGGTGGCAATGCTAGTCCCAGCAAACGCCAAGGAGAAGTTCTACGCACCACTTAAGCAAGTGGCAGCTCAATACGTTCCACTCCTGATGGCACGAATGACGGTCTTACAAGATCGAGCCAATCGAGCTCTTGAGTTCCTGGATGCTGAGGAAGAGGAAGACCAAGAGTTGGTGTGGATGGATGACGCAGAGAAAGTAGTTGCGATTGCTGAGGCACAGTCCGTCCTTCATAAGTCAGTAGTAGAAGCAGGGATGTGCCAATCGTTAGTCGGAGCATTTGCAGATTTGTTGGAGAACGATTACCAAAGGCTCAGAGATAGCCGGTGTGCGTTCCTCAACGAAGAGG